AGCCAAAAGTTTACCACCAAGATAATTAAATCCAAATGGCTGAGATGGCACAATTGCAAAACCCATGGCACAAGAAGCATTAAACCTTTTGGCAGTATCTTCATTTTGAATCCAAACTTGTCCTAGGTAGTCATTACGAGGTTTCATATAGATTACTGGTGAACCTAAACGAATGAATCCTAGAATTTTTCCTGAGTTACGTTCTTTAACGGCAAGTTTAATATTCTTACCAACTGGTGCTTTATTAATGTGAGAACTCGTAATAGAAAGTAATGTTTCCCAAGTATCGTTAGGTATTTCACAAACTTCAATGTCCATATCTTTTGGATGTATTGAGAAATCCGAAAACAAATCATCTTCAATAGGAAACAATGATTGTGGTATGTTTGATAGTGATTTTATTTTTTCATCTCTCATATATTCTTCAGTAGTTCCAATATTACTAAAGTAATCGTGAAATGACTTTGCTACATGGAGAGCATCAGCTCTTTCAAGTATCATATTTTGAAACCTTCAAATTTCTTACTAGGTTGAATTTTGTTAAATGCTCCAATTGGTGCTTTACCAGCATCAGCAATACCTTGTTGAGCCGATTGTTCAACATCATACAATCTCATCTTTGCACGGTCAACACCAATCGTGAATCTCTTATAGTGTGTTGGATCATTGTAACGATTCTTTAATTGTTTTACCATCATTTGGCCAAGTTCTTCTAAATCTTCAGAAGAAATCAAAGCAAACATCAAGTCTGCTGTGGCGGGAAGTCCGAAGCTTTCACTCGTATCTTCAAGTCCTGGATCACTGCTCGTAAATCCGCTTCTGGTAGTTTGAGTTGCAGATACAATAGGAACATTATACTCAACCGCCAATCCTCTAAGCTCTTCAGCAATGCTCTTGACATAAGTGTAGGAGTTAATATTCGCACCAGCCTTAATACGGGAAGAACAACAGATATTAAGATAATCAACAAAGATAATATCAGGTACAAAACTACGTTTAAGATTAAGTTCATTTAATAATGTCCTAAAGTGTGAAACAGAAGCAGATGCGGTTGGATATTCTTTGATGATTAATTTGCCATATGTTTTTTCACGGACTTTGGCAACTTTCTTATCATACATATCTTTTGGTAAGTCCATCAAGTCATCAAGAGTTACATTCAATAAGTTTGCATCTATTCTTTCGGCAATTTTTTCTTCAGCCATTTCAAGAGTGATGTATAATGCGTTCTTACCTTGCACCATAGCGCCTGCTGCCACATGGCACATGAACAAAGATTTACCAACACCCGTACCTGCAAGAGCAATATTGAGAGTTTTAGCTGGTAGACCCCCTTTTGTAATCTTGTTGAAGTATTCGAGGTCAAAAGGAATCCGCTCTTCTTTTCTATGGTAGAAATCAAAGCGAGCATCAGAGTTTTCAAGATAGTCATGTCCTACGGTCGTATCAAATGAAACGGCCAAGGCGTCCGATAGTATAGAGGGAATCGCACCTTTGTCATGGCTTTTGTCTTTACCATCGAGAATTGAAATAGCCCGTAATACACCATTGTAAATGGCCTTCTCTTGGCAAAACTTTTCGGTCTTGTCAACAAGCCATTGAACCTCGGTTTGTTCTTTGCTATGAGTTTCAATTTCTTTGAGATACGATTCACATCCCTCAACTTCTTCAGATGTAAGATTACTCTTTTCTTTGACGGCAATACTAATTGCTTCAACCGATGGCGGAGAATTGTAAGTTTCCGTGAATGATGTAATTTCATTGAATAATGTTCTTTCGGTTCTGTCCGAAAAATAATCAGATTTTAAAAACGGTAATACTTTTCTTAGATACTCCTCATTGAATATCAATGATTTGATTATCGCTTGTTCCAGTTTCATCAATTATTTCCTGCTCAATGTTAGATGACATAAGCTCAACGAGCAAGTCACCAATATAGTTTTTAAATGCTTCATCTTTTTCCAATTTTCTTGGCTTCATTACATCGGATTCTATCACATCATAACCAAAAAGTAAATGGATTTGCTCACCTTTTTCTTCAAACTTTACCTTACCATACTTGTAAATGGTACCTTTGTAAGGCCCCTCAAGAAATTTAATATGAACTCCTTGAGCATCTTCTTTGGGGTAGATATAACAGTAATCAACACCTTCAATCATCTTCTACTCCGTTAGTTGTCTCCAATTCAAATGCTTGGTCAACATCTTCTTGCATGATACCACTAGTGGAAATTTGATAGGTATCTTGAACATACTTTTGAAAAGATTTTTGTTTTAGAATTGGTAACCAGAATTCTGAGGTATCGGTTTCTTTAATGCGATATTTCTTATCTTCTATAACGCCATCTGAATCCACCTTACTGTACCACCCATTAGATGGCTTAACAACATGGCCTGAATCCAAAGCAATATCAAGTAGTCCACTCCAACGACTAATACCACCATCATGACGAACTGTAACAGGAATTTTAGACTTTTCTTTAACATATCTTGATTTCTCCACGTTAATAATGAAGTTATATCCAACAACTTCTGTACCTTCTTTTTCTTGCTGACGGCCAATGATAAAGATATTATCAGCCGAGTAATATGAACCTGTGCCACCGCCAACGATTGCTTTAGGGAACATTCCAATTTCCATGTAAGTGTGATTCACTACAATCATTGGAATATCTTTGAGTGATAGATGTGGTGTCACCATTCTGAATAATGATTTAACGGCTTTTGCTCTTGACATATCACCAACAGTTTTGCCCTCTAAAGCATCATTAACTTCTTTGATTGATGCCAAATTACCAATCGAATCAACAACAATAATTAAATGGTCACCTCGTTCAACTTCATTCATTTGTTGCATGATATCAATTTTTAATTTTTCAATATCGGTAATAGGAGTATGAAGAACACGATTAGTATCAATACCAAAAGAGTCGAAGTAGGATTGCGGTGTGCCGAATTCCGAATCATAGAATAGTAGTGCTGCATCAGGATATTTGTCCAAGTAAGATTTGGCCATCAAAAGTGAGAAAGCAGTCTTAAAGTGTTTTGATGGACCTGCCCACATTGTAAGACCTGGTGTTAAGCCACCATCTAATTTACCACTCAATGCCACATTGATAATTGGCACAGAAGTGGGAATCATATCCTTATCAGTAAAAAACTTTGATTTGGATAGAATAGCCGAATCTTTAATTGTGCTATTCTTTTTAATTTTATCTAATATACTCATGTTTCATCCTTTAAAAGTCACCGCCATCTACATTCTTTTCTTTAAAAGCAAATTCAGCATTATAATCATACTTAGGTTCTAGTTTTTTTTTAGGTGGTTCTTCAACCACTTCATGGTGTTCTGAATAAATTCCAGGACCATGCACTTCAACTCTCTTAATAGTTTGACCTGTAAATGGATCAACAGGCTCAGGTATCTTAATTGGTTCTACCGGTTCTTCTTCAATCTCGGCAATATTTTCCTTATCAACTTTAACCTTATCATCTTCTTCAGGCTTAGGTGTTTCAGGTTCTTTTTTTGGTACAAATACCGGAATATCACTTGGAGTTAATCCAACAATTTCACCGTGTTTAACAATAGGAGTACCTTCTTTTTGTTTCATACTCATATTTGCTGCTATCAATAATAACACAGCTAGCGGGTCAAATACAACCATAATTAACATGATTACCAATCTTACTGCTTTATCAATGGCATTATCATCATCTGTACCATAAATCATATCACCAACATACTTGATAGGTCCTACTTCTGCCACAAGTTTATTGGATTCTTTTAGTAATGGTAATTTCTTCTTACTAATCTCATTCAGTTCTTTTTGGGTATCTTGAATCTGTTTATCTAAACGATTACTTGCCGTTGATGGATCCTTGGCACGAGCAAGTAAATAATCCAACCTTTCTTTGGCAATCTTCTCTTGCTGATTAAGAGTTTTTACTTCTACCATATTGGCACCAGCATCAAGTGTAGAATCAATATGTGCTTTAGAAAGATAACCGAAAATACCCATTGAAGTAATGAGCATCAAAATAACAACAGCAGTTGTCAAATATGACTTTAATAAAAAGGGACAGTTCTTCCAATTACGATATAACCATGATGTAGTAACCAGTTTACTGGCTTCAAGAACTGAACCCATAAAGACGATTGGCCAAAATGCGCCGGTAAAGATTGCAGCCAATCCAATGACTGAATAATATGCTGCAATACCTGATAGTGCTAATGCGCATAGTAATGTTAAGTATATCATGAGAAAAATCCTTCTAGTGTGCTAGTTTTTTCTGTTGTCCACTTCATGCAATCTAAAATAACTTTAATCGGTTCAATAAATGCCTTTTCAAATTGAACATCGTAATCAATATAATCATGTAGGCCAAATTCTTTGGGTAAACTATTGGGGAAAGATATCACAGTATCTTTAAAAGGATTTGGCATTTTGAGATAACTATACTTCAGTTTCTCGCCTTCTTGAATGAGTGGGTATTTCTTGGTTAAACCTTTTTCTTTTAGATAGTGATTATAGAGAATGGCACCTTTAACATGAATTGGTGTGCCTTTCTCATATAACGACAATGTGCTAGTATATTTAGATAATCCGTTACAACCTCTAGGTGAGGAGATTTCTTCTGGAGGCAGTCCTTTAAACTCTTTTCTAAAATCAGCAATAAATTTTTGCACATCTTCTTCTGTGCCATTTACCATGAGTTTAATAAGTTCTTTCATCTTCTCACGAATGACCGATGGGGTGGAAGATTTGACCATCTCTAAACCCATCACTTTGAGTTGCGGTTCTTTGTATTGAACTCCTTCATTATTATACACATTGAGAATGTAACGCTTCTTGGCAGTCCAGATTCCTTTATCTGACAATCCTTCACGTTTCATTTCCATTTTTTGAGAATACGCACACACATAGTCTGCCAACTCTTTATAACTCTTGTCAATAAAAGGTTGAATTTTATCCTCACATATACGGTCCATGATGGAGATAACTTTTGAAGTTTCAGTTGGTGTTTTAACAATGCTATCAACCAATGGACCAAGGTTGAGGTAAATTGAATCAGTATCGGACGCAATAACATAATCTTTCTCACTTTTTAATAATTTGTTCATCCAATTGTTAAGCTTTGCTTCAATCCAACGAATACTTAATTGTCCAGAAGTAGTAACACCAAGGGCCATACGTAAATCATAAAAACGGAAATATTGAGAACCGAGAGCGCCATAAGCAGAATTAAGACCAACTTTCTTGGCGAGTTGGATGTTATTGTATTTGGCAATTCGTTTTTCAATTTCATATTTTTTGGATTCATCAGTTTCATTTTCATATTCCTGTTTTGCTTGAAGCATCAATTTTTTAAACTTTTTTCGGTCAGTATACATTTCTTCCATCATTCTTGGTAAGAAACCTTGAATGTCGGTACGAAAGAATTGACCGTTGGGAGTTATTGTTGCACCTTTGAGTTTAGATGTGTCTACCGATTTGCTCAATAGTTTATCAACAGAAACACCATTGGAAAGAATCTCACGCATTTCATCTGTATAGTTTTCTGGTTCAATCAATGTTTCAGGACTTATATTGAATTGCATCATGAGGTGGGGGTAAAGTGAATTTAGGTCAAAGCTGGCAACATAATGGTGCATACCAACTTGCACTTCTTTAACATATGCGCCTTCAAACATTCCATCTTTTGATTTAATCACTTTTGGTGGAACAATAATGCCTTTCTCAAACAGATAAGCATAAGTCAATGAATCCCACATACGAGTTTGAGCAAATACATCTTCAAAGTTTGTCTTGGTATCATATGCCAAAGTTACTGCCAGTTCGAGCAGTTTCAACTTTTCTTCTAGTTTAAAAATCAATTCAACGTCTTTGATATTATACTCAATAAACTTTTGAAAGTTCAAACGATAAAGAGAATGTAGATTATCATATTCATCATAAGAGATTTTGCCTTCACCGAGTTCAACATTGGCAATAGCATCTAAACGATAACTCTCTTGTGACTTTCCACCAGGAGCATACCATTTGTATAGTTCAATATAATCAAGTGATTCAACACCCATAATATTATAGGCAATCATCTCACGACCATTGATGACTGTCTTTCGTTCACCAATATAATTCCATGGTGATAATTTCTTGGCCTCATCTTCACCAAGAATTTTACGAAAACGATTAATCAAATATGGTTCATCAAAGAACTTTGTATTCCAACCAGTCAGAATATCAGGATAGTTATCTTTCCAAAATGCCATGAATTGTTTGCAAAGAGAATATTCATCTTTACATTTCACATATACTTCTTCACCTTGCACTTCATAATCACCACAAGCAAATACAAATGCCGATTTACCAAAGTTCATAAACTTCACACAGATTGCTGTGATAGGTTCATTTGCTTTATAAGGATCAGGAAATCCATTCTCTGAACCAACCTCAATATCAACTACTGCAATTTGAATTTTATCAAAGTCATAATCAACCATACCTGTATGCTGGTCAGCAATAAAAGCATATTCAAATCGAGTTTGTCCATAAATCTTAGGACCGTTAGACACGCCATTAAATTGCTTAATATAATCACGTGCATCATTGATTCGACCAAAGATTTTCTGGTCAAGATAATCACCTTCTAATGAAGTAAAATTGGTGATTTTTTTAGATGGAATGTAGAGAGAAGGAGAATACTCAATCTTCTCTCTTACTCTTTTTCCGTTTTGAATGCCTCGATAAAGTATGTTATTACCGAAAGACTGCACATTAGTATAGAAATTCAATTTAACCTGTAATGATTTGTTTTGTTGGAGGAACTACAATACCAGAACCAAAAATTTGATTGTAATTATTAACAAAATCTTGTGCTGGAACATAAGAGTATACTACACTACGCTTAGGTATGGCAATAGTAGCATCTGGTTTTTGTTCAGCATGAAGTGGAAACGGAGCAAGGCCTACGCTAGGTTGACCGTCTTTACCACGAACCATGGCAATACCAACTGGATTTACTAAAATATAATGAGTGTCATCCACAGATTCTACTTC